GGCATGAATCATTTCTACCGTATGTGGCATGATTCTGAACGTAGTAAAAATGAATATGTCCCCACTGAAGTTCATTGGTCAGAGGTTCCAGGAAGAGATCAAAAATGGAAAGAGCAAACAATTGCTAACACAAGTGAGCAGCAGTTCAAAGTTGAGTTTGAATGTGAGTTCTTAGGATCTGTCGATACTCTTATCAATGTATCGAAGCTTAGAAATCTTGTATATGAAGATCCAATAAAGAGAAGTGCTGGTCTTCACGTATATGAAGAACCAAAAGAACAAAATAACTATTTGATTACTGTAGACGTTGCTCGTGGAATAGGAAATGATTATTCCGCATTTGTAGTATTTGATATAACAGAGTTTCCATATAAGGTAGTTGCAAGATACAAAAATAATGAAATAAAACCCATGCTTTTTCCAAACATTATTAATCAAGTTGGCAAAGGATATAATAATGCTTGGATTTTAGTGGAGGTAAATGATATTGGAGATCAAGTAGCAAACATTCTCCACTTTGATTTGGAATATGATAATATTTTAATGTGCTCAATGAGGGGAAGAGCTGGGCAAATAGTAGGAACTGGATTTAGTGGAAAAAAATCACAACTTGGAGTGAGAACCACAGCAGCAGTTAAAAAACTTGGATGTTCGAACTTAAAACTACTAATAGAAGATGATAAACTGATTACAAAAGATTATGATATTATTTCGGAACTAACTACCTTTATTCAAAGGCACAACTCTTTTGAGGCTGAAGAAGGATGCAATGATGACTTAGTTATGTGCCTTGTTATTTTTGCCTGGTTGGTAGCACAAGATTATTTTAAAGAAATGACGGATAATGATGTCCGTAAAAGAATCTATGAGGAGCAAAAAAATCAAATAGAACAAGATATGGCACCATTTGGTTTTATATCTGATGGACTAGATGATATGATTAGTTTTGTAGACACTGATGGGGATAGGTGGCATGTAGATGAATATGGTGATCGATCTTTTATGTGGGAATATCACTAATGGATTTTGAAGATCAGATAGACCTAGAACATTTATTATTTTTTGATAGAAAATGCAGATCTTGCAATAAGGTAAAAAATCTTTTAGATGAGTTCTATCTGACTAGAAAAGATCGAGGATCTTCACCATCGGCATATTCATACGAGTGTAAACAATGCACTATTCGTAGGATTATTAATGGCAGAAAAGAGTCAAAAAGAACTCAAGAATCAATGTATCCTGATTGGTAAATGTTCATGCATTGTTTCCCCATTGTAAAAAGACTTTTTAATAAATAATTTCAGAATAAATTCTGGACTTGTAGGAGAAAAAAGATGCCGCTAAATTTAGCATCTCCTGGAATTATAGTTAGAGAAGTTGACTTAACTATCGGAAGAATCGATTCTAGTTCTGATAAGGTTGGAGCTCTGGTAGCCCCATTCGCTCAGGGACCTGTTAGTCTTCCCACAATCATTAATAATGAGAATGAACTGTTAGCAAACTTTGGACAGCCATACAACATTGATAAGCACTATGAGCATTGGTTAGTTGCTTCATCATATCTTAGTTACGGTGGTCCTATTAGCATTGTTAGATCTGATGACGCTGATCTAAAGAATGCATATGCTGGAGACTTATCAATAGGGACTGGTATTAAAATTAAAAGTAATGATCATTATAACCAGTTGGGTTATGATGAAAATGTAATCACTGGTGTAACAGTAGTCGCAAAGAACCCAGGTTCTTGGGCAAACAATCTTAAAGTCGCTATTATTGACGGTAGAGCAGACCAAATCGTAAGTGGTATAAGAACAGATAACGTAAGTCTGGGTGCAACCATTGCACAAGCACTGACCTCATCTACTCTCGCTGGAGTTGGTACTATAACGTCTTTCAATGGCGAACTAAGAGGAGTTGTCACTGAGATTCTTGCTGGAAATAAACTCAGCCTAAAAGTTGTTGGTATTGCAACAACTGCAAATACTCAGATAGTAACAAATGTAAATTATCAGCAGGGTGGATTTTACAAGTTTGCAACTTCTGGATCACTGGCAGTCTCTGGAGTTGGTAGTACATCATATACTGATCAACTAGATTGGTTTGATCAACAAACTATTCCACTAAATAACTCACAAATTTTTTGGAATACGATTGCAGACACTCCTGGTACTTCCGAATATGCTGCGGCAAGAGGAGGGAGATTTGATGAAGTCCATGTTGTTATTATTGACGATAAAGGTTCAGTAACTGGAAATGCTGGAACTATCTTAGAAAAGCACCTTGGGCTTTCAAAGGCAAAAGATGGTGAGTTTTCTGTAGGTTCTCCATCGTACTGGAGAAAATATCTCCAAACAAACTCTGGTTACATCTTTGCAGGTTCTCAACCAACAGGAATTGTAACAACTGGAATTGTTACAACATCAACAGCATCAAGAAACTGGGATCAAAATGCAACTGGAGTTGATTTTGGTTCGACTGGAAATAACACCTTAATTCTGTTAAATGGTGTAAACTATAATGGGCAAACTGGTCTTTCAACTTCGGGTGCTCTAACAGCAAGTTTGAGTGACATTACGGTTGGTTATGATTTATTTGCAAATAACACTGAAATTGAAATAGATTTTATGATGATCGGATCTGGCAATCGTCCAGAACATGAACAGCAAGCACTTGCAAACAAACTCATCGCCATTGCTGAAGAAAGAAAGGATGCACTCGCATTTATTTCTCCACATAGACTAGCATTCCTAAGTGATGCCACCGTAGGAACGGTAACTGTTAATAATGCCTCAACAATAACAACTAATCTGATTACGTTCTTTTCCCCATTAACCTCTTCATCATATGCAATATTTGATAGTGGTTATAAATACATGTATGATAGATTCAACAATACATTTAGATATATCCCTCTAAATGGCGACATGGCAGGTCTTTGTGCAAGAAATGATATTAATAACTTCCCATGGTATTCCCCAGCAGGAACAACCAGAGGAACAATCCTAAATGCAGTTAAACTTGCATATAATCCAAGTAAATCACAAAGAGACAAACTCTACACAAACAGAATAAACCCAGTTATATTTTCTCCTGGAGCTGGCATTATCCTATTCGGAGATAAAACTGCTCTTGCTAAGCAGTCTGCATTTGATAGAATCAACGTTCGCAGATTGTTCATCTATCTTGAAGAAGCTATCGCAGCTGCATCCAAAGATCAACTCTTCGAATTTAACGATGAGATTACAAGAACAAACTTTGTAAACATCATCGAACCATTCTTACGTGATGTACAAGCAAAGAGAGGTATTAATGATTTCGTTGTCATCTGTGACGAAACAAATAACACTGCTGCTGTGATTGATAATAATGAGTTCGTTGCCGACATTTACATTAAACCAGCGAGGTCTATTAACTTCATTGGTCTGACATTTGTTGCAACCAGAACAGGTGTTGCATTTGAAGAAGTAATCGGAACAGTTTAATTCATTTAGAGGTTCAAAACAATGGCAACTAGAAATCAACAAAATCCACCCGTTTTAAGGACAATCAGTGACTTTAAGAGTAAGCTGTCTGGTGGTGGTGCCAGAGCCAACCTCTTTGAAGTTATTCTCAATTTCCCAAATGAGATCAATGACAATGCGATTCTTGACAAAGCAAGATTCTTAGTTAAAGCAGCTGCACTCCCAGCATCTAATGTTAGCCCTATTGATGTTCCTTTTAGAGGAAGAATTCTGAAAGTAGCTGGAGATAGAACCTTTGATACATGGACAATCACTATTATTAATGATACTGATTTTGCAATCAGAGGTATTTTTGAGAGATGGATGAACATTATTAATAAGGTTTCCGACAATACTGGCGAAACAGATCCTGCATTGTATCAAGCGGATGCATTTGTCTACCAACTTGACCGTGACGGATCAACTCTTAGAAACTACCATTTCTATGATTTATTCCCAACCAATATTTCCCAAATTGACCTTTCTTATGAGACCACAGACCAAATCCAAGAGTTCACTGTTGAACTACAAGTTCACTGGTGGGAAGCAACTGGAAATGGTGGTGACGTTATCTGATAAATAGGTATATCACTTATTAAATACTTATAATATGGCAGCAAAACTTTTTGGTTTTTCTATTGAAGATACTAACCAAAAACCAGACACTATAGTCTCCCCTGTTCCTCAAAATGATGAGGACGGGGTTGATTATTATGTGCAAAGTGGTTTTTATGGTCAGTATGTAGATATTGAGGGAGTATATAAAACCGAGTTTGAACTTATTCGCAGATATCGTGAAATGGCATTGCATCCAGAATGCAGTAATGCTATCGAGGATGTCGTTAACGAAGCTATCGTTAGCGATCTTTACGATTCTCCTGTAGAGATTGAACTGTCTAATCTTAATGCTAGTGACGGATTAAAAACTAAGATTAGAAAAGAGTTCAAGTACATCAAAGAAATTTTAGATTTCGATAGGAAGGCACACGAAATCTTTAGAAACTGGTATGTTGATGGTAGACTTTATTATCATAAAGTTATAGATTTAAAAAATCCAAGTGCTGGAATACAAGAGTTAAGATATATTGACCCCATGAAAATGAGGTATGTTAGGCAGGAGAAAAAAAATAACGATAAACTAAATAGCATTTCAGACTTCACCAATATTCAATCTATAGCACAAGCAAAGTCTTTGGTTTATCCAGAAATTGAAGAGTACTTTGTATATACTCCGAAACCAAACTATCCATCAGGAACATTTAGTTCTGCAGGTTCTTCTAAATCTGGAGTAAAATTTGCAAAGGATTCCATTACATACTGTACTTCTGGATTAGTTGATAGAAATAAGCAGGCAGTTCTTTCTTATCTGCATCAGGCAATCAAGGCACTCAATCAACTTCGTATGATTGAAGATTCCCTGGTTATTTACAGATTGTCTCGTGCTCCAGAAAGAAGAATTTTTTACATCGACGTAGGTAATCTTCCAAAAGTAAAAGCAGAACAATACCTTAAAGAGGTTATGTCTCGCTACAGAAACAAACTTGTTTATGATGCTTCTACTGGAGAAGTTCGTGATGATCGTAAGTTCATGGCAATGTTGGAAGACTTTTGGCTCCCAAGAAGAGAAGGTGGTCGTGGCACAGAAATCACCACACTTCCAGGTGGACAAAATCTTGGCGAACTCTCTGACATTGAGTATTTTCAAAAGAAACTCTATAGAGCACTTGGTGTTCCCGAATCAAGAATTGCTGCGGATGGTGGATTCAATCTGGGACGCTCTTCTGAGATTTTAAGAGATGAACTTAAGTTCACAAAATTTGTAGGACGTTTAAGAAAACGTTTTGCAAATATGTTCAATGATATGTTAAAAACACAATTGATTCTCAAGAACATTGTATCTCCAGAAGATTGGGATATGATGAGTGATCATATTCAGTATGATTTCATATATGATAATCAGTTTTCCGAACTTAAAGAATCTGAACTACTTAATGAGCGTCTTTCTCTTGCTACAACTATTGAACCATATATCGGAAAATACTATTCTGTAGACTATGTACGTAGAAAAATCTTACGTCAAAGTGATAGTGAGATAATCGAAATAGATAAACAGATTGAAAAAGAAATAAAAGAAGGTATTATTCCAGATCCAAATGCAATAGATCCTATTACTGGAGAACCATTGCCAGCACAAGGTGAAGGTTCTGGAATGGAAGGAATGGGAAAAGATTCAATGAATATGGGAGAAGTTCCTAAAGAACCAGACCTTAATGCTCAAGCAGTGGAAATGAATGGAAAATTTGACAGGGACACTAAAAAAGTTGAGATATAAATAAAGAATAAGTATATTTTGTTCTTTTATGGAAGATCTTGTCGATTTGATTGTAACTGGTGAATCTCCAACTGAAATTTCTGATGCTATTAAAGCAGTTCTTTATAATAAAGCTGCGGAAAAAATTGAAGACTTAAAACCATTAGTAGCATCATCAATGTTTGATGATGAATCAGAGACTGATTAAAATAGTTTAAAAGAAGGTATTTTTAAAAATGCTTACAAAGATTTTAGCAGATGAGATAAGACTGCCAACTACTACGGGAACAGCAACCAGTTTTACTGAAGCAACAGTTGTTCGTCTTGTAAATACCGATGCCTCTGCACATGTTGTCTCTATTGTTGAGACTCAAGGTGGAACTGGAATTGGGTCAATAACTATGCCACCCAATTCTGTGGAGCAAATCGTAAAAGTTGCAAGTCATTGTGTTTTTGCCGATAACAATTCAGTTAAAGGAACAAAAGTAGGATTTACGAACTAAAAAAATGAAACTTATCACAGAAGAAGTATCAAAAGTAGAGTTTATTACCGAAGGCAAAGGTTCTTCCCAAAAATGCTATATTCAAGGTATTTTCTTGCAGGCAGAGCAGGTGAATAGAAATGGGAGAATGTATCCCATGTCTATCATGGAGAGAGAAGTAAATCGTTACAACGAAAACTTTGTTTTAAAGGGACGTGCTCTTGGTGAACTTGGACATCCTGATGGACCAACTGTAAATCTTGATAGAGTCTCTCACAAAATTTGTGAACTTCATAGAAATGGTAATAACTTTATGGGGAAAGCACAACTTCTCGAAACTCCTATGGGCAAGATTGCCAGATCATTGATTGAATCTGGAGTTTGTTTAGGTGTCTCTTCTCGTGGTGTTGGTTCACTCAAGATGACCAATGAAGGTCATAAAATAGTTGGTGAAGATTTTATGTTAGCAACTGCTGCTGATATTGTTGCAGATCCTTCTGCACCTGATGCTTTTGTTCACGGAATCATGGAAGGTAAAGAGTGGATTTGGGAGGGAGGTATTCTTCGTGAACAACTTGCAGAAAAAACCCAAAAAAGAATCAACACCTTAGTTGATCAAAAGATTTTGGAAGATTATAAGTTAAACTTGTTCAATGAGTTTCTCTCAAATCTTTAATTTATAAATAAATATAGATTAATACGCATATCAATCTAAAAATGTCCGTTGGTAGAAATTTACAAGAAATGGAAAACGTAGTAACCAAAGGGGCTGCACCTGCCGAACCAATGCAAAAGTTGGATGGGTTAACACCTGGACAAACTGGTGCTTGGGAAGATCTTGGTGGTCCTACTCCAGAAAATTATCGTCCAGATGATAATTCAGCCGCTCTTGCAACTCCTGGCAAAACACTTGCTCAAGTGAAGGATGTTGTTAATGCGAAAGCAGCGGCAGCAGATTCACGCCTTGATACAATGAAGGAAGAATCTGAGGAAAAGGAAGAGGATGACCTCATCGGTGAGGTAGAAGAGTATGTTGAAGAAGAGGAAGAAGAAGAAGTTGAAGAAGAGATTGACATCGAAGAAGATGTTCAAGCACTTCTCGCTGGTGAGGAGCTTTCTGAGGAATTCCAAGAGAAAGCACGTACTATTTTTGAAGCTGCCATCAGAGCAAAAGTTTCTGATATTAAAGAGCAACTTCAACAAGAATATGAAACGGCACTTGTAGAGCAATTGCAAGTTGTCAAAGAAGAAATTGAAAGTCGTGTAGATTCATATCTTGAGTATGTTGCCGATGAATGGGTTCAAGAGAACGCTCTCGCTGTCGAGCACGGTCTTAAGACTGAAATGACTGAATCATTCCTTGCTGGAATGAAGAGTCTTTTTGAAGATCATTATGTAACTGTTCCTGAAGATAG